AGCTATCCCAAAGAGTTTGTTGAACCTCAAAGAAAGTTGCAGTAACACCATGACCTGTTGTTGTATCAACATAGGCGTTAAAATCTAATGCACTCTCTAAAGGCATGATTTATTTTTTAGCTCTAGTGTTAGGAGCTTTTACTTTTGAAGTTTTTAAACCTACGCTTCTATCTTGTTTTTCAGCTTTAGGCTTACCTACATGAACTTCAGCTTTACCATATCCACATAAAGCATGACCCTCATGTTCAGGTAATTCAACTATATCGCCAGCATGAACTTTAGAACCACTAGCCATTGTATCTGTTAAGATTTTGTATTTTTTCATATTTAAGTTGGGGGTATTACTACCCCCATTCCATTTAAGCATCAGTTAATTAGTCGCTTGATTTACAGAAAGATACTGCGTGTCTTACAGCAACATCAACAGTTTGTAGAGCAACAATTCTTACTCCACCTGAAGTTGATAATGCATAAGGGTCAACAGTAATATCTAGTCCACCATACATACCAATTAATAAGTCTGCAAAGTTACCAAAGTAGAAATCACCACTTGTTACTTGATTACTTCTGACAACATTATAGCCATTCATGCTATTGTCAGGAGAAACAACAAACTGAGCAGTACCAGTAGCCTTTTCAGTTGTTTTTAAAGTACCAAAGTCAGCAGGTCTACAGATGTAAGCTAAAGAACCAGTTAAAGCATTGTCATTAGCAACAGCACTTTCCATAGCTACAATTTCAGCCCATGTTGGGTTAGCAGCAGCAAAAGTTGTAGTGTTAATACCTGAAGTACTAGCAATACCTGTTGGTTGACCACTTGAACCTGAACCAGCTAAAGCACCTAAATCAATAGCAGTAGCTATAGATTTTGTTAGGTCGTCTCTAATTAGGTTCTCAACATCTAATGATGATTGTTGTAATAAGAGTCTTGTTGCATCAGTAAAAGCACCAATTACTTTTGGTGACATAGTAACTGAACCTGAAGTGAATTCACTTTCAGAAGCAGCAGTACCTTCAGTTGCAATCCAACCAGCAGATGAAGCAGCAGTTTTCTTAGGAATTACAACATTACCTTGTAATCCTCTAAGCATTGTTGCTCCAGCTTGCATTACTGAAGATTCGTTTCTTAATACATCAATAAAATCGCCACCTCTGTAATCTTCAGCTATTAAAGTTGAATCATCAGAAGAGTTGATGTCTCTTTTGCCCCAAGTTCTTAGGACTTCAGCAGGCAACATGATACCTTGAGCATCTTTACCATACTGTCTAGCAGCTTCAGCAGAACATTCAAATTCAAATTCCGCATCTCTTTGTGCTTGTCTGTCAGATGGGTTAGCCATAGCTCTGATTGCTCGTACTAGGCTGAACTCTCTAACTTCTTCTTTAGTCATGCCAATTTCTGAAGGAGTTTCTAAAGGAGTATTGTTAGAAATGTTTTCTAATAAAATTCCTCTAAATTCTGCAACAGAGATACCATCACTAATCGCTTTGTCAGCTAAATCTCTTTTGTTGTGCTTAACAGCTAAATCTATGATTTCTTTAGAATTTCTTTTGAATTCAGCTTTAGCATCTTCAACAGTTTGAGCTCTAACTTCGTCAAGATTAATATCTTGTTTCTTTTCGTTTTCCATTAGTTTTACCTCAATGTTATTATTTTGTTTATCTTTACTACGACCAACACCCACGAGCCTTGACTGGTCAGCAGGAACCGATACGGAAGATACTTCCATAGGAGTCCATTGAGCTTTATAGTAAGTCTCATCTTTGTGTTCATAGCGTTCTAGTTTATCGATTCGATATCCAACAGATATATTCATACGAATACCATCTTTTACGTCTTCAAATACTTCACGAGCTAAAGCAGATTTTCCAAATCTAACTACAGCAGTTGTCCTCTTTGCTGTCTCATCTAATTTGAATTCTTCAATCACACCAATTTGCTTAGTCATATCATGGTCAAGCAATAATGGTGCTCTTCCTGAATTTATAAACTCCATGTTTATATCTCCAGCAGAATGTCCTAGCACTTCCATGCCAAAACTTCTTTCAACAGGTTCTTCAGAAGAAACTCCTACGCGAACAACTCTTTTGTCCTCATCAAGATAAGAATGTTTAGATAAATCGATAGTTCTATATTTCATAGGCATATCAATAACCTTTCTTTCCTCATCTGATTCAGACATAGAAACTTCGTCAGTCATTTCTACTTCTTCACCTTCATGTTCATCCTCGTGGTGCTTTGAGAACTCAATGATTACAGAATCATCAGTCTCATTCACGTTGAGGATATGTCTATCTTCTTTATTCATAGATTTCTCCTCTTTATTTTTTGATAAAGGATGTTTTTCCAATTCATTAGAATTGAAATCATTAAAATCCCTAATGGGATTAATCTTTCTTAAAGTGCTGAATTTATGTCCTACTTCAATATCAGTAGGTTCACCACTTCTATAAACTTGTATTAATGCGGCAGGGTCATCTTCAGTTCCAGTAATAGTTAATTCACTATTTGGAATATTTATTGACCCATCTCTTTCTATTTTTATTATCTTACCTCTAGCTCTACCACCAGCACTATTCCAGCTTACAAAATCACCAATCTTTAATTCATCAGGCATAGCTCTTTCTTCTTCTTTTTTCATTTGATTTACTTTTGTTTCTGACCATTTATAACCAGCATCACCACCCCATAATGCCCAAGCTATTCTGCCATTAGAAGGATAACCTTCCTCACCAGCATTAAAACCTTCTGCTTGTTTATCTACTTCATGTCTTGAAAAGAAACTAAACATTCTTTTGATAGTTTCATCAGATAAGTTTTCACCAGCTACTATTTGTCTTGCTCTGACAGCACCAACTCTAGTACCACCACGACCAAACTCTTCTCTCCAGTCTAAACCCTTTTGAGCTTCGACTTTCATTCCTTCAGTTGGTCTAGCCATCGTCTTCCTCTTCTCCACCCTGTATCTTAGCTTCTACAGGAAGTTTCTGACCAAATGGTTGATAAGCTAATTCAACATCATATTGTTTCGCTAGTTCTATTTCTTTTTGATGTTGTTCAAATAGTTCTTCAGTATCTCTACCATAAGAAGCAGAAATATCAGAATAGGTAAGTGTTCCATTTTGTAAACCTATTACATTAGCTTGCATTTCTTTTAGTGGGTCAATCCAAGCAAAACTTCTTGGAATATAATTTACTGACCTAGCAAACTTATCATATTTACCCATTGGTAAATTAATATATCCAGTTGATATAGCCATTTCTAACCATGATTGGAATACTGGATTTACAAAATGCTCAATTACAAATTGTTGATATATTTGATACATACTTCTATCTTCTAAAGCACCTTGTCTTATTGAAGAATAATTAACTGAAGTTAAATCATTAGATAATGAATGATAAGAAATATTTAAACCTGATGCGATACTTCTTAAAACACTAGTTGTAAAAGAATCAAAAGCAGATGTTGGATGGGTAGGGTCAAAACTCTCAAATGACATTCCAGCAGGTAGTTGTTCAAATACACCAGCTTGTGCATTCATTGTTGGATTAAAGGTATCTTCATATTCACCATCACCAACATATCCATCACCATCAGGTGAAGTAAAGAAACCCATCTTAGATGCACCAACTCTAGCTGCAACTATTTCTGCTTCTAAATAACCATTTAACATTTTCACATTAGCCATAGCTGTAGCAACCAAAGAAACACCTCTAGTTTGTTCTGCTCTAGTAGGTAGGTAAGCATGGATAATCTCATCAGCAGGTACTCTAATGTGTTGTGCTTGACTTAAATAAACTCTATCGTAGGGATGGTCTTTATATAAATGATAAGCAACTGGTCTGTCATACTTATCTACCTCAACACCCATTTTAACTTTGTTACCAGTAGCTTTATAAACATCATTTTTATTTTCATCTAAATGGTCTGCTTCTAAAAACTGTAACTGGAAACCAAAAGGAGAATTGCTGTCTTTTATTTTCCTGATTAATACTTCACCATCTCTACATAGTGATTCAACAAATATTTTCTGACAATCTAAGAATGATAGTCTGCCATTAGTTGTACAACTTCCGACTTGACCCCATTCTCTCCAAGCACGTTCAATGAGCAGGTTAGCTCCAATGTCTAAAGAACCATTATCGTTCCTAGCCTTAGAGCTAACTCTTATGCCATGCTTACCGATAACATTAGATACCATCAGGTTTAAGTATCTAGCAATATAGCTATCGTTTCTTGCTAATTCTCTTGCTCT